TCCTTAAGTACTACAGGCTCACTAGAAAGTGGGCTTGTAAGACTTACGGGTTAACAGACGCCGATCTTGAGCTGCTAATATATTTAGATTGCAAGAAACGGTTTACTAGACAAGAATTTATTGATGGTACTTATACCATGAGCTGGGATAAAACCCGGTGGGACAAACTAAGAAAGCTAGGCTGGATTGAAGTGTGGAGACACAGAAATAGAACAACGATAAAATACTCAGTGTTTAAAACATCGTTTAAATGCCAGCAGTTAATAAGTAGAATATATAGAATATTGTTAGGTGAAGAAGACATGCCTACATCTGAAAGAAGCGTATTCTACAATAACAAATCATATACTGATAAAGTTTTTAATAAAGCTATAGATGATATGATAAAAGATAAAGATAGATAATGGGATATAAACTAGGTAAAGGTAAAACCCCAGCATTTAACAAAGGCGTTATAAAGAATAAAATGGCTTTTGGTAAACAAGCTGGAGATCCAGACGCGTCAGTACCTGGAACACCTGTTATTAGAAAGCCACTAGAGCCTGGTGTTTTAGGTGAGGCAAATATGGACGGCTCAATATATATAAGCGATCAAATACAACCAGGTAGCCTTATAGAAAGAGAGGTTATTAATCACGAAATGAGACACGCTACAGATATGCGTACAGGTAAATTAGCGTATGGAGACGACTATGTTAAGTACGATGGAATTACTTATGCACGTAAAACTATTAACGGTAAAGATATGTTGCACGTAGACGGCGTTTGGAAAGAAGCTGGTCACAATGGTTTTCCATGGGAAGTAGACGCTAATAATGGACAAGAATAATATGATGCAGAATATAATGGGAGGACTTTTAGGTAAAGTCTTAGATAACGCTGAAGGAATACTTGACAAAGTAATTACTACAGATAAAGAAAGAGAAGAAGCTAAAGCTAAAATAAAGCAAATGCTTTTAGATAGCGAGGCTAAAATACAAGAACAAGTTACAGCTAGATGGCAAGCTGACATGCAATCAGACTCATGGTTAAGCAAGTCAATACGTCCATTAGTGTTAGCTTGGTTAGTAATATCAACTACACTGCTAATTTTTATTGATGCAGGTGTGATTATGTTTAATGTAGAAGATAAATGGGTTGATCTTTTACAATTAGTATTAATAACGGTTATAGGCGCCTATTTTGGTGGACGCTCGTACGAAAAAATAAAAAAATAAAATGGGAATTAACAATACACAAACATCATACGCCTTTGGACAACTAGGCAGTGTTTATACTACAGCTAGTAGTGACGCTATTAAACCTCCAACAGACAAGGTATTTGTAGCAATAACAATGCTTGCAGACACTGTGTTCGACGCATCGGGCGGTTTAATTGCAGACATACCTCTTACTGGATCTGATCAGTATATTGGAACAGATCAACCAGCTAACGATTTAGCCGCTGGTTCTGAAACTACAGACGAAGGTTCTGGTGGTAAAGTTGTTGATTCAGTTACTTTTCCAAAAGGTATTACTATCTATGGAAGATGGACTGAGATTGACGTAAGCAGTGGTTCAGTTGTAGCTTACATAGGAGCATAATGTTAGGATTAGGTAGTGGCATAACAGGTGGTTCAAGTTTAGAATCAGTTCTTGATTTATCTTCTAAGGTTTTTCATGTTTCTGGCTTTAACGTTACGTCTTCTGATGTAGGAGGCGAACAAAAAGTAAGCGCTATGGAAAACTTAGCTGACGGTAGTAGTATAACTGTAGAGCAATCTGTAGATGATAAAAAACCTATTTATGACGCAGCTAACAAAGGGGTTCATTTTCCTTTTACCTCTGCTTCTGGTCAAGTAGATCAACTAGATCTTAGTAGTGCTATTACACTAACCGACGCTTTTACAATATTTTTCGTGTCAAAACAATCTACGCCTGGCGAACAAAATGACGCTTATCAATTTGTAACTGGAAGCTATACAGATGCTAACAATAAATCTTCTATATATTTGTTTACACCAGAAGATGATGGCTCTGACCCTTATTTTAATATAAGAGCAACTCAAAGCGGAACTACTGATGAAATAGGTATAGAGCAGTTCGATAACGGCACGCCTTCAACCTCAAAAAGTTTTATCTGCATAACTAAAGACGCTGGAGCGAGCGCTACAGTTAAAGTTTATCAAAGCGCAAATAATACTTTTCACTCTGAAATATCAGATACTGACTTTGATGCTAACGTAGATTTTGTAATAGATCAAATAGGTGGTTTTGAGCCTTTTCAAAATCCAGGCGGTGGTATTGCTGTACCACAAGGTAATATGCACCTTTACGAGCTAGGGGTGTATAATATAGCTTTAACAGAAGCGCAAGTTAGAGAAATATCTAGCGATATGACCGTTAAACACGGAATAGCATAACAATTAACAATTAACAATTAAATTAAATTAAATTATGGCAAAAAGAAAAACACCAAAATCAGAAAAAATAGTAGACTTAAAGCCTAAAGCTGAAAAAGTTACTGAAGAGCAGTTAACAAAAATGCAAAATATAGTTAACGCTATAAACCAAGGGCAGCAAGAACTTGGAAGACTAGAACTTCAAAAAACCCAAATGGTATCAAGAGTTATGTCTTTCCAAGAAGCTATTGGTCATCTGCAAAAAGAACTTGAAGAAGAGTATGGTCAAGTAGACATAAGTATTCAAGACGGAACTATTAAATATCAAGACGATGTCGAAACTGATACGAAAGATTAGTATCGGCAAAGATTATAAGAATGACGCCATGCACTATGCCGTTGGGCAAGAAGTGTATGGTGGTCATACTATTTGCGATATTATAGAAGAAGAAGACAAGTTTTCTATTTACATTAGAAAAGGTAAAGATGTTTTACCTTGGAAAGACTTTAACAAAAACATGGCTGTATCTGTTGAATATAATCTACAGTATTAATGAAAAGCGTTTATAACTTTGTTGTAGAGCCAATAGGCGAAAGATACGATAACGTTAAAAAAATTGGTGATAGTGAGTTAATAACTAACACCGAAATATTTAACCATCAATACGTTAATAGACTAGCAAGGGTGATATCTGTGCCGTTAAAACTCGATACAAACATAAAGCCTGGCGATACTGTTTTAGTTCATCATAATGTATTTAGAAGATGGTACGACGTTAAAGGTGTAGAAAAAAACAGTAGAGCTTTTTTTAATGAAAACACGTATATAGTTTCTATAGATCAAATATTTTTATTTAAGTCAAAACAAAAATGGCAGTCGCCAAAAGGATATTGTTTTGTAAAGCCTATAAAAGCTATAGATCAATTTAGCACCGAGCTAGAAAAGCCTTTAGTGGGCATAGTTAAGTATTCTGACAAAACTGTTAACGTTGGAGATTTAGTTGGGTTTAGACCTAATAGTGAGTATGAGTTTATTGTAGACGGAGAAAGACTATACAGAGTGTTATCAAATTTTATTACTATTAAATATGAATATCAAGGAGACGAAGAAGAATATAATCCAAGCTGGGCATAAAGCTGTTGAAGAGCTTATTAAAGTAGCAAAAGAAGCTATTGTCGATAGTGGTGATGATATTACTGCTGATAGACTAAAAAATGCAGCTGCTACTAAAAAGCTAGCTATATTTGACGCGTTTGAAATACTTAATAGAATACAAGAAGAACAAAGCTTACTAGAAGGTAAAGAGCCTGAGAAAAAAGAAGAGCGTGTGTTTAAAGGATTTGCTGAAGGAAGGTCTAAATGAGTTACGAGCAAACTTTATATAAAATAATTGAACCTGTTAAGAAGACTGCTATAAGTAGACTTAACAAAGGCAAGAAGTGGGAGTACGGCTATAACAAGGAGCATGATATTATTGTTATATCTAAGACTGGCAAAATAGGAGATATAGTAGAAATACAGAACTTAAAAATAGCATTGCCAAAAGTACCTAGCAGTGTGTATAGCAATAGCGATAACAAGTGGAGGCGTATTGATACGCCAAAGCAGTTAGACAAAATTAAAAATATATTTGACTGGCGAGCTTATCCTGAGGAACAAAAAGAACAATGGTACGACTACATAGATGAAGAGTTCAAAAGAAGAGATGAGGGTTTTTGGTTTAAAAATAATGGTGTTTCAACTTATATTACGGGAAGTCACTATATGTACCTCCAGTGGTCAAAGATAGACGTTGGCGCTCCAGATTTTCGTGAAGCTAATAGATTGTTTTTTATATTTTGGGAAGCCTGCAAAGCTGATAAAAGATGCTACGGTATGTGTTATCTTAAGAATAGACGTTCTGGCTTTTCTTTTATGAGCTCTGCTGAAACCGTTAACTTAGCTACAATATCGAGTGATAGTAGATATGGGATACTATCTAAAAGTGGTGCCGATGCAAAAAAGATGTTTACAGACAAGGTTGTACCTATATCTATAAACTATCCTTTTTTCTTCAAGCCAATACAAGATGGTATGGATAGACCTAAGTCTGAGCTAGCGTATCGTGTGCCAGCGAGTAAGTTTACTCGTAAAAAAATAGAGGTTAACGAAAAGTTAGAGGAAATAAAAGGTTTAGATACTACGATAGACTGGAAAAATACAGGTGATAACAGTTATGATGGTGAGAAACTATCTTTGCTTGTTCACGATGAAAGTGGTAAATGGGAAAGGCCTGACAACATACTTAACAACTGGCGAGTTACAAAAACTTGTCTTAGATTAGGTGCTAGAGTTGTAGGTAAATGCATGATGGGCTCAACGTCTAATGCGTTGGACAAAGGTGGAGATAACTTTAAAAAATTGTACAATGATTCAGATGTCACTTCTAGAAACCGCAATGGACAAACAAAGTCTGGTTTATATTCTTTGTTTATCCCAATGGAATGGAACTATGAAGGATTTATTGACGAATTTGGACAACCAGTATTTAATAACCCAGATCATGATGTATACGGACCCGACGGTGAATTAATTGAGCATGGAATAATTGATCACTGGAACAATGAAGCTGAAGGATTAAAATCAGACCAAGATGGTTTAAATGAATTTTATCGACAGTTTCCAAGAACAGAAGAACACGCTTTTAGAGATGAGGCGAAAAACAGTATATTTAATTTAGTTAAAATATACGAACAAATAGATTATAACGAAGGCATTAGAAATAGCTCTGTAGTTAATACTGGCAATTTTCAATGGGAGAACGGTATAAAAGATTCTAAAGTAATTTTTTATCCTGATCCAAAAGGTAGATTTAACATTAGTTGGACGCCGCCTCATAACCTTCAAAATAGAGTAATAACTAAGAACGGAGTTAAATATCCAGGTAATGAGCACATGGGCGCTTTTGGGTGTGACAGCTACGATATTAGTGGAACAGTGGATGGTAAAGGATCTAAAGGAGCTTTACATGGACTAACTAAGTTTTCCATGGAAGACGCGCCACCTAATCACATGTTCTTAGAATATATTGCCAGACCACAAACCGCTGAAATGTTTTTTGAAGACGTTTTGATGGCTTTAGTTTTTTACGGTATGCCAATACTAGCGGAAAACAATAAACCAAGATTACTATATTATCTAAAACGAAGAGGTTATAGAGGTTACAGTATGAATAGACCAGACAAGGTGTGGAATAAGTTATCTGTTGCTGAAAAAGAAATAGGTGGAATACCTAACTCTAGTGAAGATATAAAGCAAGCTCACGCAGCTGCAATAGAAATGTATATACAAAGCCACGTTGGTCATTTAGGAGATGGCATTTATGGTAACATATACTTTAACCAAACGCTAAACGAGTGGAGTAGATTTGATATAAACAATCGTACAAAGTTTGATGCCGCGATAAGTTCTGGTCTAGCTATAATGGCTTGCAACAGACATTTATATAGACCACACGCCGATATAAAAAAACCAGCATTAAATTTAAGAATTGCAAGGTATACTAATAATGGTGATACATCTAAACTAATAAAATAAATATGGCAGAGTCTGTTATAAAAAGTTATTTTCCAAGTCAAACCGTAAGTGATGCTGAAAAACTTAGCTATGATTACGGTTTAAAAGTTGCTAAAGCTATCGAACAAGAGTGGTTTGATGACGACGCTACGAACGCTAAGTACAGAAGTAATCTAAATGATTTTCATAGATTAAGATTATATGCTAGAGGAGAGCAATCTGTACAAAAATACAAAGACGAGTTATCTATAAACGGAGATATGTCTTACTTAAATTTAGACTGGAGCCCTGTTCCTATAATACCTAAATTTGTAGATATAGTTGTTAACGGTATAGCTGAAAGAACTTACGATATTAAAGCGTATTCTCAGTCACCTAATGGAGTGGCTAAAAGAACTAAATACATGGAGTCTATTATGGACGACATGGAGTTTAAAGATTTAAACGATTTAGTTTCCACACAGTTCAATATAGACTTAAGGGAAAGTGAAGAGCCTATGCTGCCTCAAACTTTAGAAGAGCTACAACTTCACATGCAACTTAACTACAAGCAGGCTATTGAACTAGCAGAAGAGCAAGCATTAAATGTTCTACTCGACGGTAATAAATACGAGTTAACAAAGAAAAGATTTTTCTACGACTTAACGGTTTTAGGTATTGGTGCTGTAAAAAACAACTTCTCTACTTCTGAAGGTATTACGATAGACTACGTAGATCCAGCTGACCTTGTTTACTCTTATACGGACTCTCCTTATTTTGAAGACGTATACTATGTAGGTGAAGTTAAATCTATACCTATAAATGAATTAGCAAAACAATTTCCACATTTAGATCAGGAAGAGTTAGAAAGTATAGTTAACAATTCTAACTACAACGTAACAAACAAGCATAATAGATACAATTCCGATAAAGATGATATAAACAGAGTTCAAGTATTATACTTTAATTATAAGACTTATATGAACGAAGTTTATAAAGTTAAACAAGTAGGCTCTGGTGCTGAAAAAATTATAGAAAAAGATGATACTTTCAATCCTCCAGCTGAAGCTGAAGATTACTACAAACTACAAAGGTCTGTTGAAGTATTATATGATGGAGTTCTAATACTAGGAACCAACAAGTTAGTAAAGTGGGAGATGGCTAGAAACATGATGAGGCCAAAAAGCGACTTTACTAAAGTTAAAATGAATTACTCTATTGTAGCGCCTAGAATGTATAATGGCAAAATAGAGTCGCTAGTTAAGCGTATTACAGGTTTTGCTGATATGATACAGTTAACTCATTTAAAGCTTCAACAGGTAATGTCTAGATTGGTTCCAGACGGCGTTTATTTAGATGCTGATGGTTTAGCTGAAATAGACTTAGGTAATGGAACAAACTATAATCCACAAGAAGCTTTAAACATGTTCTTTCAAACAGGTTCTGTTATAGGTAGATCATTTACTTCTGAAGGCGATATGAACCCTGGCAAAGTGCCTATTCAAGAAATACAGTCAGGCTCTGGCGGAGCAAAAATGCAAAGTTTAATAGGTACTTACAACTATTACTTGCAAATGATACGCGATGTGACTGGTCTTAACGAAGCTAGAGATGGTAGCATGCCAGATAAAAACGCTTTAGTAGGTGTTCAAAAATTAGCCGCAGCAAATAGTAATACAGCTACAAGACATATATTACAAGCTGGCTTATTTTTAACGGCTGATACCTGTGAGTCTTTATCACTTAGAATATCCGATGTATTAGAGTATTCTCCAACAAAAGATGCTTTCATACAGGCTATTGGAGCGCATAATGTTGCTACACTAGAAGAGTTGGAAGAACTACACCTGTATGATTTTGGTATATTTTTAGAGCTTACACCGGATGAAGAAGAAAAAGCAAAGTTAGAAAATAACATACAAATGGCTTTGCAGCAGCAAAATATTGAACTAGAAGACGCTATAGATTTAAGAGAAATAAGAAATATCAAGCTTGCTAATCAACTTCTTAAAATACGTAGAAGAAAAAAGCAAGAAAAAGATAGAGCTATGCAATTAGAAAACATACAAGCTCAATTTCAGTCTAATTCTCAAGCGGC